TCGCTGTCATGCGTTTTCACCTTTCATAATCATTCACCTTTAAAATCTTTATTCATTGCTACTATTTATAAAAATGAATGTATTTATAATAATATATGCATCTGTGTATATACCACCATATATATATATACAGTCTGTGTATAGTTAGTATATATGTCATTACTTAATATCGGTGATTTCGTATCACATTCGGGATCAACATTGCCTTTTAAAATAAATTGTGATTCACTTACAAATGATGACATTGATTGCCAAATACATAGCCTCTAAATGTGATTTTGGAGTTGCACTTGGGATTGTCAGAGGAGGCATCAGACTAGCAGAGAACCTTGAGCCATATGCTGTTCAAGATGCACCGTTTAACGTTCTTATAGTCGATGACGTTCTAACCACAGGACAATCAATGGAACAATTCAGAGCCAAATTACCACCACAAATACATTGGGATTATGTGATTGGGTGGGTCATATTTGCTCGAACTGAACCACCAAAATGGATTAATTATATGTTCAAAACATCAGAGGATACGTTCAAATGACTTTCTGTCCAATTCAAATACAATGTCAAACAAGATCATCAATCAAAAAAGAAAGCTTAACATTCGATACAGATGGTAAACCAACTGAAACATATGATAGCATTATCAGAAGAGCAATGAAACTTTTATCAGAAACCAGAAAGAATAAAGTTGATGTGAACAAATTATGAAATCCGAAAAAGACCGCCGTAGATGTGCCAGGAAAATAAAAGATGCGATTGAAAAACACAAATCCGGTAAAATAAAAACAGAGAAACTCGCTAAAATTATAGATGATTGTGGCATTGATCCTGAATTCTGGACACTACAAGAATTGGAAAGTATTAATGAATTCATGAGTAAAAGTAAAATCATGGTCGGAGCACAATACGAAGAAGGGGATAATACCAACCGGTCAAAAGGTT